TTTTTGGGCGGTTTTGCCGTCTTAGCCGACTCAATAAAGTCTTGCTTGCTAGGAGCGTCTTTGCTACCAACCTTGTTCATCTTTTCGCCTGAACCCGCCTTAATCCTAGCCCTTTTTCGATGAATATTGGCATATAGTCCGTCTTTCATTAGCAACTCCATCTCGCTCTTGCTGCTTTTCCTCGTTCCCCAGTCCAGCCTTTTGACCTTGCACAGAAACTATCATGGCGTGGCCCACTAGCTTGGGGGGCTTGTAAATTGGCGTTGTTCTTGCGGTTATAGGCAGCTCTGCCTTTTGCCGTCATACCTGCACCTTCTTCAACCGATAAGTAATTACGACCTTTGCCTTTAGTAGTCTTAGGTATTGGCTTATCGTGCTTATCCATTGCAGCACGAATTTGGTCTTGCCTACTCATGCTTTTTCTTCAATGTATTTGCCGTAGGCTTCTTCTAGCTTATTCTTGCGGTTGCCTTTGGCGTACTTACGCTCAGTTGCAAGAGCAATAGCTACGGCTTGTTTCTTAGGTTTGCCAGCTTCCATCTCTTTTTTGATGTTCTTACCTACCGCTTCTTTGCTACCTGATTTGACTAATGGCATAATTTATCCTTTTATTTCAAATGTTTAAACAATTATCTTTGTTTTTGCGTCTGCCAGCAAGTAAGGCAATTTTGTGTTCGTCTGTCATTTTTCTACCATGCGGCACACCAGTTTTTACAATAGATAAATGTTCACGCATTTCTTTTGTTCTAACTTTACCTTTATTGGCTTGAGAAATTTTTGCTTTAGTTTCTTCGCTGCGTGGTTTTCTTTTTTTACCGAGCATTTTTTGGCGTATTTTTTCTTTTGATTCTTCGCTTAATTTTCTGCCTTTGTGAGCTAATCCTATTTTTCTTTTATGTTCAGCAGTTTTAGGTAATAACCCTATGTTTTGACTAATTGCTGTGCAGTTATAACCATGTTTATAAGCACCAAGTGTATCAATCCATTGCTGTTCTAATTGTTCTATATTTGAAAAATCAGATTTTTGTATAACAAAAAAATCAAAATTATTTTTGCCGTATTTATTCCAAGAATTTTGTAATTTTACGGAATGATGTTTGTTTTTATTTAAATCATCAATATGCCTAGTCCAACGCCTGTCAATATCAATAGATGAGCCAACATAGAATTTTTCTGAAATTCTGTTGCGAATCAAATAGATACCGCAATTTTTCATCGTAAAAACTTTAATTTATAAGTCGTGGTGTTAATCAGGTCTGCAATTTCATCAATAATGTTCTGTAGTTCGCTATCTTGCGGTAAATCTTGGCGGGCATCTGCCACAAAGTTTTGTAGGGATTCTAAGTATTTAAGTGGGTCTTTGGGTTGATGGTACACGCTTGGAAATGCGGTAAATTTGCCATAAATGCCAGCGTGGGATTCAGCAAAGCTGTCAGTTAAATCTACAATGGCTTCGTAGTATTTTTGCAACGCTTTGTGGCGTGAATAGGAATCCGTTGTGAAATGGAAAAAATGCGTGTTAGTCGCAGAATGTAGTAATGTTGCTACGAATAATGCACAATTTTCCATAGAATCTCCTTTACATACCCAATTATATTAGGTTTTTTGCTATTATAAGCCATGACTGACCAAGAATTATTTGAAAAATTATTTGGATTGACAACAGGTTCAGGTCAGCCCAATTTTGCCAAGGTAGCAGAACGATTAAGAAGCCTACCTGCTTTTTCCATCAATACCAAACTATTTGGGCATGAACTTGCCGAAAAATATTACCCTTGCGAGCGTAAGCCTACCAAAATGAGTAGGTTCATACCCAAATGGGGTGCGAGTATTTACGATGATTTTTGCGAACAATGGTTTTTTGATACTTGTGCCGAATTAAACATAAATCCTATATTGCACCGCAAAGTGTGGGAAGAAGTCTATGTTGTAAATATCCTTAGACCGCATTTAAAGGCGGGTAGCAAGGGAATTGTATTTGGGGTAGGGGAAGAACGCCTACCGTCTTATTTTGCGTCTAAAGGCTGTCAAATCCTAGCTACCGACCTTAATCCTAACGATGAAAATTCTAAAGGTTGGTCGGCTACTGAACAATTAGGTTCATTGGATAAGATTTATAAGCCTGATTTAATTGACAAGGCTAGTTTTGACCGTTTAGTGCAATTTGAATATGCAGATATGAATAATATTGGCGAGCATTTGCACGGTCAGTTTGATTTTGTGTGGACTGTATGTGCTTTTGAGCATCTTGGCTCAATTGAAAAAGGTCTGCAATTCATTGAAAATACAGGAAAATTACTCAAAAAAGGCGGTATTAGCGTACATACTACTGAGTTTAATTACAGTAAAGAAGAAACCATTGATAACTGGGGTACGGTGCTATTTCGCAAATCCGACTTTGAAGCTTTGCGGGGCAGATTAAGCCAATACAAATTACCGCTAGTTGATTATTCAGTAGGTAAAAACCCTGTGGATTCGTTTATTGATATGCCACCCTATGCTTGGCATGAAGGGCATAACGAAAGCCTTAACTTTTGTCATCTAAAGTTAATGGTTGATGGATTCCCAAGCACTTGTTTTGGTCTGTCATTTGAGGTCTAATTAAACCGATTGCTCGTAGCGCAGCTTCAGGTGAATCCACACGACTAAGTGGCCCACCCTTCCAGTTAGCTATAAATTTAAGTTGTTCTGCGGTGAACTTGGCTTTAGCGTCACGCTTAACTTCCATCAAGATTGTTTCTCCGTTAAAACATACCATCAAGTCAGGTATTCCACGCCCAACCATTGATAGAATATAAACATCTGCACCCGCATTTCTTAGGGTTTTTACTATTTCTGTTTGATTTTCATCGGTTCTCTTAGCGTATGCCATTGTTTTTTAACAGTAATCGGTTAATATATGCTAACTTTACCATCTAAAGGTATGCTATGGCACGAAAAGCGTGTAGTGATGAGGAGTTTATAGCTCTTTGGAAAGAACATCAATCCCCTGACAAAATTGGCAAGATTATAGGTCTTAGCACTCGCAATACATTAAAAAGACGCAGAACCATAGAACACGAATATGACATAGTTTTAGATGCTTTAAAACCTAATGGGATGCCTAAGATTTACATTCCCGATGAGCAAATGCAAGCAAATGTCACTATTGAAAATGGCGTTATTTTGGTTGGGTCAGATTGCCACTATAACCCGCAATATGTAACTACAGCTCACCGAGGGTTTATTGAGTTTGTAAAGTATCTAAAACCAAAGATTGTGATTCTTAATGGGGATATTGCGGACTTTGCTAGTATTTCAGCCCATCATCGCATTGGTTGGCAAAAAGGCCCGACAGTCAAAGAAGAACTAGATGAGATACAAGAACGGCTTGGGGATATTGAGCGAGTACGACCAGCAGGTTGTAAGTTAATGATTACGATTGGCAATCACGATTTACGCTTTTCAGGCAAGTTATCCAATGTTTTACCCCAATACGAGGGCATCAAAGGGTTTGACATTGCTGACCATACACCTCATTGGAAATGGTATTGGGCTATTATGGTTAATCAAACTTGTATGATTAAGCATCGGTGGCATAACGGCATCCATGCGGTCTATAACAACACGATTAAATCAGGCACTAGCTTTGTTACGGGGCATCTACATTCTCTTAAAATTACGCCTTGGACTGACTATACGGGCACTAGGTACGGAGTAGATACTGGCACTATGGCTTGTATTAAAGACAGCCAGTTCGCCTATACTGAACAAAATCCAGTCAACTGGAGAGCAGGTTTTGCAGTATTGACCTTTATTAACGGCAAAATGATGCCACCTGAACTTGCAGAAGTTATTAATGAGGATGAGGGTTTAATTTACTTTCGGGGTCAGTTGCTAAAAGTATGAAGCTCACGCCTAAGATTATTGAAAACATCTATGCCATGCTGTATTGCTGCGAGCCGTTTGCGTCTTGGGATTTGCCATTGCCTGAAGAATGTAAATTTATAGTCGATAGCGACTTTGACGCTATGGGTACTTATTTATATGACGACGGGGAAAAACACGCCCATACCATAACTATATCTGACGCTAGGTGTGGGCATTTAGACACAGTAATTAGGACTATGGCTCACGAGATGATTCATGCAAGCCGTTGGAATACTTCTACCCAAGCGTGGACTAAGCACGATAAAACCTTTAGAAATAGGGCTAAAGCTGTAGCTACAGAACTAGGCTTTGACCCGTTGGAGCTTTAAATAAACATATCCCCTTGTGCGTAGGCTTGTTCTATACGCTTACAAGCTACATCAAAGTATTTTTGTTCCCTTTCAATACCTACAAAAGTTTTGCCCATTTTGACACAAGCAACCCCTGTGCTTCCGCTACCCATGAATGGGTCTAATATGGTAATTCCATCAACTTTATCAATACACCATTGCATAAGGCGTATAGGTTTTTGTGTTGGATGTTCTTTGCCTTTGTAATCACCATTAGCCAATGGGTCATATAAAAAAACTCTTACATTTGCATCTAAAGAAGTCCATGCTAATTCTGCTTCTGCATAAGTTCTGTTTTTAAATCCAGCGCCTTTGTCCCATACTAACCAACATCTTGATGCTGGCAAATTAAAATAATTACCACCCCAAAATATAGATTGTTTTCCTTTTGTTATACAAAGTTGCAACAATTCTTGATTTGGCGGTAATTTATCCCACCCTAGTTTTTCAAAATTATTAAATCCTTTGTATCCAACATTCCCACCATCCATTCCAATGCCGTAAGGCGGGTCTGTGACTACAGCATCAAATTGCCCTAATGTTGGCAATATTTCAGCACAATCTCCCAAATACAGCGTTGCGTTACCTATTTGTTGTTTCACTTAGCTTTCTTTCTACTATACCTAGTAAGGTATCGAACTCAACTTCGTGGTATCTCTCAAAAGCCTTTGCTCCGAGTCCATGCACACCTGTAGCACCTCTGTGATGCTCGGTACATAAGGGGAGAATTGGTGCGTTTGCCCGTTTACCCCCGAATCGTCTGACATGGTGAAGCTCTGCGGGGGTGTCATTAAAGCCCAAGTGGTAGCATAAGACGCAACCAAGTCTTGCAATATTGTCATTTAGTTTTCTTTCTTTTTTATTCATTGGCGTATTCGTACCACATTGTATAAAAGGCTTTAAAGTCATCAACCCCTGTGCCGAGTTTAACGCATGACCCGTAGGATTGGACTTGCCAGTAGTCTTGGATAACTAGCCCGTCATCTGTGTTGCCTTGCACAATAACAACTGTAAAGTTAGGCGTTTTAGCAAAGGCTTGCAATAATCTGCGTTGACCCTCGCTAACCTTTTCATTGGGGCGTTTCCATTCCATCACCAAAAACTTGCCTTTACGCTCTGCAATCCCATCTATGTTACTGGGGCAAAAATGTGGATTTGTAGGCAATAGCCCTAAGAACGCACCATAATCAATGTGTGATGCGAAAGCATTACGCATTATCTTATTGAATGTTTGCATCTTTTTGCAGTACATCCTCTAGTTCTTGAGCTAAATCGGTTACATCACAGCTTTTTAAATAGGCTTCAGTTGCCTGATTTTTTAGGCAAAATTCATGCACTTTTTTGATGGCTTGGTTTAGTTCTAACATTACTTCTGCGTAATCTCTCATTTGGTTAGCCTTTCTATATTTCTGTCATTAGCTTGTTGGGTACGCCATGCCTCAAAACGCATCTTGGCGGCTTCTAATTGCCATCTAAGGGCTTCTTTTTGCTCTACCGCTACACCTATGGCTTTGCATAAATCTTGATACTCTTGACTGCGGTAGGCTTCCCGTTCTTGAGCACCAAGGCTTTGTTCGTCAGTTTGCGACATCTTGATGGCTTTAAGACTGTGCCTAAAGTTCTCAAGCTGGGCCAACTCGCCTGACGCTTTAGCGTATTGCGGTGCTGTTTTAAATATAAAGTCTATTGCTTCGTGTGGGTCATACTCTTTCATCTAATCTTCCTTTAAGCACATTCCATGCTGTTCTTGCCACTTCTGAAACTTGTCCATTGCCAATGGATTTAAGTCTGTCCATCCCAGCGGCCACCCCATTAGCCACTCTACCCACATCGGGTTCAACTTCCCACCAGCTTGTGTGCTTAATGCTGTTCCACCCTGTGCGTATTTTTTCTTTCTGTGGCTTGTATCGCTGGCTACTGGAGTACTCCAAATTTTCATCGAATCCCTGACCGCCTGATTGATTGTGTATTGAGCTGGTTGTCCGCTCGGTCTTACTGGCAACCAAGTTTCTTGTGTTCCCCTGTTCCCGCAATTCGCATCGGGTGTCGGCCACCTTTGTATCTGTGTTTTGCCTTCTACTAGTTCTTTTAATCCCCTGCCGTATCCCACCGAAGTCCTTGCTGGTTCTTGCGCTCTTGGAGTGGGCCAAAATCCATATTCTTTCTCTGAGGTGATTTGCACCAACATCGGCTGCCGATAACACTCCCCATTCCGCATCGAACCCCATCTTGGCCAAGTCTGCAAGGACTGTTCCGAGTCCTCTAGTAGTGAGCATTGGGCTGTTTTCCACAAAAGCGTATTGGGGTCTAACTTCCCCAATAATTCTTGCCATCTCTTTCCACATTCCACTTCTTTCTCCGTCAATCCCTGCTCCTTTGCCTGCGGCAGAGATGTCTTGGCATGGAAAGCCGCCCGATACAACATCAACAATTCCTCGCCAAGCGTTTCCGTCAAAGGTTTGAACATCATCCCAAATCGGGAAAGGCGAGAGTATTCCGTCATTTTGTCGGGCAAGCAATACGCTTGCTGGATATGATTCCCATTCGACTGCACAGACTGTTCGCCATCCGAGCAAATGTCCCCCAAGTATTCCTCCACCAGCACCTGCGAAAAGAGCCAACTCATTCAATCCATTCCCCCTGATTACCTTTGTTACCTTTTGTCCATTGGTCTGCAAAGCCATTTAGTAAATTACTATCAAGTTTATATTTTGATAGATATTCTCTAAACTTTGCTAACCCCCATTGATTACGCCATTTACATAACTGCCGTACTGCACATTGGTATTGGTGTTCAATCAATCTCCATACCCATTCGCATCATACATTTCTTCTTTAAAGTATCGTAGCTATCGTAGCCGTTACCTAAGACTCCTAGTTCTTTAGCTTTGTTCTCAATACCTTGTTGGCTAAACATCCATGACCTATCTACCTTTTCTTTAACTGGAGTCATGTCTAAAACATCTTCCCATCGTGCAGCGTTTAACCAACTAGCAGGGTATGGGATATAGTCTATTTCGGTGCGTTTAAGTTGCCAATGTCTAAGGTGTTTAGGCAAGGCTTCTAAGGCTTCACGCTTTTCAAGGTCAGTCAATCGTTTCCAAGCAATCTCAGCTTTTTTCTTGGCGACCTTTTTGGGCCAATTCATCCAAAACTTTTCAAAATCCACACTATCCCCCTATTTTGTTGCAAGTATATAAAGTCCTACATTACTAAACGCATAACCGCTATATACAACTGCCATAGCTGTATTACCTTTAAAGCCTTGTTCTATACCTATATAGGCATAAATAAGCCCCGTTACAATAATTAACCAAGAACTCATAATGCGTCAAAGTTATAAAACCATTCATCTTTAGCACTCCATTTAGCGTGGTTCTCTACGCTATAGACCTCGGTAGGTATTTTAAAGTCGGGAGTCTTTAATACAGCAGGCACAAGCGATACATCGTACCAAAGGCATCTGTTATTGGGCTGGCAAGCAAACTGCCCGTTGTCTAATTTAATAAAGTTATACGACTTATGTTCCTCGACCCCCTCGCTAAAGCTGGTATCCAAGCGGTTAGCTTCAGGGCTGGCAAAGTCAATCGTGAACAGGTAGTTACCAAAATGAAACTGTTTGTCCTTACCAAAAAACTTCACTTTAAGACCTCGTAAATTAGACTTCTCAATTACCGCCATGTCATACGATAGGCAATCCCATATCTGTAGGTGGTCTAAGGGTAGCGGGGATTCTACGGCTTTCCACACATAAGCATGAATTGGCAGTTTGTCGTACAAAGCCCCGTAATTTGTAAGCATAGACTCGATACGAAATGCTTGACCCTTAATAGCCTTGGCGGTCATCCATACACAGGGTTCTAGTTCTCCTTGTCCTTGCTCGTGGTTATAAAGAAACTCTCTGCGTACAAAGCATTTAACTGGCGGTATGTTAGCTACTAAAAATGTCATTGAATCCCCCTTAAAGACTGTAGGTTAAGTAAACTTAATTATAAGGTATATAAGTACTTTCCCTTATATATGTTACATAAAGTCATTTAATGTAATGTTTATATACCTTTATGTATAGATTTTGGCTTTATTTATATACTTACAAGTTAATGTGTATATAACTTATATATAATTTTTCGTATGCGAATCGGTTTGTGAGGATTAAGGGCGTAATACTCCTATCCGTAGATAGGATGAATTATGCGACTTCGGATGTTTCGGACATCAGTCGTAAATAAATGATGGGTTGTTTTGCTTGTTCAGGTCTATGTATTACCAAGGCTACCCAGTTTCCCCTGCCGTTAGGCAATAGGACAGTTCCATAATTTTTGCTCATTTATCCGCAAAATATGGGGCATTGCTGCCGTTTCGCTTCTGAAGTATTTACGGCCTTTACCGCATCATCACGCTTGTGTGCGGGCTAGACAGAAAGAGAAAACCCCATAAGGTAGCTCTAAGTTGATACCACTTAACAAAAGAATCCACGACTTTTGCTAAATGCTCAAAGCTACCCTATAGGGTCTTGTGGATTGCAACAAACAGGTATCAATCTGCCCCTACAGTATACAACAAAATCAACGCAACTCAGGCCATATCAACTGGTAACTTTCAGGGAATAGGTCTTTGCGGCTTACTAATCCTTTGGATTCTTGTTCTAACAAAGCCCCCAAATACACCATTTTATCGGCTGGAATACCTGAGTTTTTCCACATGGACACCGCAGGTACGCTAATTTTGCAGATTTTGGCTATTTTGGTAGGCCCACCCAGTAACTCGATAATTTGGCTATCGGTAAACATTTTCTTCTTCATTCAATTATCTTAACATTAAATAGTCCCATTTATCCAACACTTACAAATAAATTTGCACAAACGCTTAAATTGCCTTAATATGGTGGTACAGCATAAGCTGTTTACTTTTGGAGATGATTATGGATGACTTACAGGAATTACATAACGAACAGTTGCAAGACCAAGAACGCCTTGAGATAGCACTTGATAAGGCAGAGGATGGTGATATGTTGACATTGGCAGAAATTGACCTAATCAGGTTTCATTGTGGACTCCCTAACAAGCGTAGGGTTAATCCATTATTGACTGCTATTGTGGATGATTTTTCTAATATTTTTGGGGGGAAACAATGATTGTGACAGGCACAACTACAGAAAAGAAAGAGTTTAAGGTAGCCCCAGTAGGGTCGCACCTAGCTCGTTTATACCGAATTATTGACTTAGGTACACAGAAGTCCGAGTACATGGGTCAAGTCAAAATGCTACGCAAGGTCAAGTTCTTTTGGGAATTGCATGGGGATGACTTATTAATTGAGGGCAAACCCCTTATCCAAACACGCAACTACACGCTGTCCCTTGGTGACAAGGCTTCGTTACGGAAGGACTTGGAATCTTGGCGTGGCAAATCATTTACCGATGATGAGTTGCGTGGCTTTGACTTACGCAATTTGTTAGATAAATGGTGCATGGTTACTGTTCAACACAGGACTGCCAATAACGGCAATACCTACGCTGATGCGGTTGCAGTAACACCAGTACCCGCCATTGTGCAAAAGGCAGGACTACCACAGGGCGTAAACCCATGCGTATTGTTTGACTTGCAGAAGTTTGACCAAGAAGTTTTTGACAGCTTATCGCAAGGTTTAAAAGACCAAATCATGCTGTCAGCCGAGTACCGCAACACTTTTAATAAGCCTGATGTTAATCGGATGCTAAAAGATGCTGCGATTGAAGATGATGATTTAAGTGTACCTTTTTAGGGGGTAACCTTTAGGAGCGAGCTATGAACCACATGATTAAAGACTTTATTGACCAAAAATATACAGTCAAGACCTTTCAAGAACGGGGCTACGATGAAGAAGTACCCATCATTGGATTTGCCCAAGATGATTTGGAAACTGTCATTAAGACTGTGGTTCAGGCTTGTGCCGACAGGGTTAAAAACTCCGATGATAGAATTGCTGTGCTACAGTTAATGTAATGTTTAACAGGGGGAATTATGTTAGTGAAAGAAAATACAAGTGAGAGCGGTCATTGGTACTTACCCGATGGCAGTCCAGCCTATCGCATCGTTGGCAAAAACGGGAAAGAAAGAAACTCAACTGTCAAAGACGCAAGAGAACATGGCTTACTGCCCTCAGTTACCACAATTATTGGTTGTGCGTCAAAACCCGCATTGGATGTATGGAAACAACAACAAGCCATACTGTCCGCTCTTACATTACCTCGCTTAGAGGGTGAATCTGAGGAAGATTGGTTAAGTCGGGTTGTATCGGATTCTAAAGAAACTGCCAAGCAAGCAGCGGAACGGGGAACGCAGATACATGGGGTCATAGAAGCCTTCTACGAGGGTGTTTACATCCCTGAGCTACCAACCTATGTCCGAGCCGTAGAAACCGCTATAAACGAGCATTTTGGCTCACAGCTATGGGTTTCTGAGAAGTCCTTTGCTCGTGGTGGGTATGGTGGTAAATGCGACTTAATCGCTAAGAACTGCGTAATCGACTTTAAAACGACTGAAAAAGACTTAGACAAGCTCGACTATTACTTTGACCACCAAATGCAACTGGCGGCTTATAGACAGGGTTTTGAGATGCCTACGGCTAGGTGTGCGATTGTTTATGTCAATGCCCTACAAAATAAGGCTAAACTAGTTGAGATACCTGAAGATGACCTGCGAATCGGGTGGGATTGTTTTACGCATCTTTTGGCGTTTTATCGGGCAAAGAATAAACTATAATGATTACGGGGTGGCGGCAATCCCCCTGCCACAATCTCCTTCACACAGAGGGCCACCCCACCTTATTACGGGCAAACGCTTTGTATATAGAAAGGCCAGTAAGTATGCTTTCTCAAGCTAGTAGCCCACCTTTTATACTGTATATCCATACATTAGGGAAAGTCCCTAGTAAATAATCCTTGCAGACAATGTTAAGTTAACTTAATATGGAGTCATTAACACAGGGGGAATTATGAAACGACTCAACTACAAAGCAATATGTTTTTCATGCAAACAAGGTGAAATTAACAACATTCCAGCACAATGGTATGTAACAGGTCACGATGGCAACAAACCTTTTAATGGTTATGTTTGTGATGACCACTACGAAATGCTTGCAACTGATGAAATGATTAAATCAGAACAAAACATTAACTTAGATTCTATTGTTGCTTATCACACAGGTTTTAAGACTTTTGATGCAATGGTTAAAAGTGCAAATTATTGCTACACACCAACACTTAGAACCGATGTAGTGCCTGAACTTAAAATTGTTCGCCAAGCATTTAATGACAAAATGGCTGAACTAGGTTTAGAAAACAGAGCTTAATTAACCAGCCCCTACGGGGGCTTTTCTTGGGGGAAACTATGAAAGACTATTTATTAGGTATCGTTGCAGGTCTATTAGCATTTGGAGTGCCTGCTATTGTTTATGTTTTAAAAACAGGGGGAATATCATGAAATACGCAATCGCACTATTAACCGCATTATTAGGGGCTTGTTCATCGTTTGAGCCACCTAACGCTAGTCTTGAAACTGATAAGACTGTTTTTCACATGACTCGTAGTCAGGTTATCTTGGGTATTAATGAGTGTGAGTCAGCCAACACAAGACCAGTAGTCATAGAGGCTAGGCGTAAGATTAACGGGGTTACTACGACTGTACCCGTTGAGGTGACTTGCCATCCACGCTATAAAATCTTTTACTAGGGGGTAATTATGACCCGCCAAGAAATGATTGATAAGCTATACCAAGCCTATCAGCTAGTCCAAGAAGTGCATACGGCTATTGAGCATATACCTGAAATGGCTAAGAAACACATTCATGTAGATAGTGAAGTCATGGCGTTTATTTACGATGTTGAAGATTTAGAAAGTGAGGAATTTGAATGAATCCATTTATAGCTACAATTCTATTTGTGTTATTTGCAGTAGCGTGTACAACTCTAGGTTATATTTTAGGAGGGTATTTATGAACATTCCCTATAACAACGGCAAAGTCAGTATTGGTAAGTATTATGTGCCACCTAAGTATGTCGAGAAAGACACCGATATGCTTGAGCTTCAGTCTTATTTAATTCACGACCCAGCCCGTCTTAACAGGGTTTATTGGACAGAAAAAGCCTTATTAGTGCTAAGTCTGTTTGTCGTTATGGTTGTGTTCCTCAAGAGCTAGTTTTCTAGCATCCTCAACCCGATTAAGCCAGCCTTTAATAAAGCGAGTTTGGTCGGGTTTTCTTGCCACTATGCCTTGGTAGAAATCTGCCCTAGCGTCTGAAAACTTTGTAATAAGGTCTTTAGGGTTTGCATTGTTAATTGCTGCCATAGTCCGAGGCCCGATAACTCCATCACTAACGCATCCGATTGCCGATTGAAGCGTCTTAACGCTTCTGCCTGTTCCTGCATTAACGGCAAAATCGAATACCACATAATCTAAACCTTTCGGTAGGACTGCACAGTAACTGGGATTCCAGTATTTAATCTTGTACATGGGTGCGACCTTTTGGGGGGTCAAGGCACGCATATCCGCTTCGGATACAGGATGCCCCACAAATTCTTCCCAAACCCGTTGGGTAACTCCTAAATTGGTTCTACCGCCTGAATCTAATGGGTCGTTTACATAACCGCCTTCGTGCTTTAAAACACGAGCCAAACACTCCTCAAATCGGCTCATAGCCTAACCATGCGGTTCATTTTTTAAGGTTTGCCATAATCCGACTACCAAATAAGAATCCAAAGGCGATGTTGGCGGCTTCCAAGCCTATGCGTTGTATGTATTGGTCAACAGGTAGAAATAAAGTAGCAAGCCCCACCAAAATGACTGTTAACGCCCCTAAATAACGACTAGAAGCTCTTAAATCTATAACCCATTGACTAGGTTGTCCAAACGGGTTATCGAGCTTTGCAAGGGCTTCTAAACGAGCAATTTCGCTGTTATCAAGCTGAATCTGCTCTGCAATGGTGGTTGGGCGAACTCCACCATTAAAACGCCCTATAAGCTGTTTAATGCCTTCTACGCCTACTGGGACTAAAGCCCCTATGATAGTTTCGAGAATCACTTAGGTATCGACCATCCATGAGTTGTTAGGTATGCGTAGCCTAAACCAGCCACAAAGACATAAAACAATGTTCGTAGAGAAAACCAACCAAATTGGGTTACTTTCTCATTTAACCATTCTTTAATGGCTTCTTTAACAATTTCTTTTTCAATTTCGTTAGCCATCATTACACCTTTTTTGTTCGGCTCTGCGACTTTTTTGCAGGACTTTTCCGTTTAGTCGCGACTTTTTTAACGGGTTTTGGGTTTTCCCAAGAATTAAGTAGAGTTAGCCAATGCACCTTTTTGGTATAGCCCATCTTATCAAATACCCAGTCAATGATAAACATTATGGCAACTCCTTAATAAACGCATTAGCCTGTTCTTGTGTCATCACATTCCCATCGGCATCTTGCAGTTCTGCACCAAGCATTATTTTGCTCTTTCTAATTCAGCGATACGGACTGCTTGTGCGCCTACTTTAGCGTTTAGTTCTTGAAGTGCTTTTATTAGCATTGGTACAAAAACAGAATACTTTACCGATTTTGTAGTTGTTCCTAACAATTCATCGCCTAAACCCCTGTCTTGGGTTTCTTCAATCAAGCTTGGGAATATTGTTTCAAGTTCTTGGGCAATTACACCAATCTGCTTGTGTTGGTCGTATTCACCTTTTAAATTGTAATTACGCACTTTAACTTGCATTAACTTATCAAGTTTTGGTGTTGCATCAACAATGTTTTCTTTTACTTTAATGTCAGAAATAGCACCATAGCTATTATTAGCATTTTCAATATTTCCATTGCCGTAAATAAATATGTTGTTTACTGAACCGCCACTAGACGAACCATATAAGTGATACCATCCTGTGCCTGAAGTTGCGGCAGAATCACTACGAAATGCTGTGGCGGCATAAGAAGCTGGGCTAGAAGCAGTAATAGTTCTAGCATTTATATCGGTTTGATTTATGGTAACTTTTCCATTAGCACTTGTAGTACCAATCATTGCATCACCATTAGAGTCAATACGCATTGATTCCGCACCACCCTCAGCGAACGCAATCGTATCTGCTGCTGGGAAGAAAATACCTGTATTGGTATCGCCTGTAGTAGTAATAGCTGGTGCTGATACTGTGCCAGCTTGTACTGTAGTTACGCCTGTAGCTTCTAGCGTGGTAAATTTACCTGCTGCGGCTGTATTAGCACCAACAATACCATCAAAGTTAGCAGCGTTTATTCTTCCGCTAACTCCAAGTCCACCCGTAATAACGGCTGTTCCTGTAGTTGTAGAAGTAGATGCTGTGTTTGCTGTAAATGTTGTAGCACCACTACTTGTTAAAGTAGTAAATGAACCAGCACCACCAACCAAAGCGTCTGCATATGCCTTAGTAACTGCGTCTGTAGATAAAGTAGGGGTAGCTAAGTTAACAATTTTGTTACTGTTTAAATTTAAGTTACCCGTCATTGCGGTTTGACCATCTGCGGCAACCGAGTCGGTCATAGCAGAAGCCAAATCATTCATGGTGTTATTAGCCCATGTGCTTGCAATGGTTGTGCCTGTAACTACGGGATTACCCGCAGGTAGTGTATATGTGCCTGACCCGTTTCTACTCATTTATTGCTCCTTGTACGCCTTGTGTAGTCAACATACGAGCCATGTTTCTTAGCTCTGCGTCTGTTAATTGTGGAATATTGCGTGTAGCTCTGCCTACACCATAAGCACCCATACCAACTAAACGGGGGCTAGTTAATGGTAATGCGGCTAATGCTATAGGGTTTACAGTTAAAGCACCGCCAGCACCAATACCTAAAGCTGCACCTTGCCCTGCCAATCCTCTAGGTGTAAACGAACTTAATGCTTGACCAGCCAATGCTGGCATTAAGTCTTGACCGCCTTGTTCTTGTAAAGCCTTAGCCAATTCCATGCGATAGCCATAATTAGTGTTGGCGTTATTGCGAGTTAAAGACTGTAGTTTACGAATAGCGGTGTCGGCTGCACTTCTGTTGTTTAATGACAACGCTCTTTCAATTTCACGCTCAAGGCTTAAAGATTCTTCATACGCTTTCATTGTTTTAGCGTAGTTTTTGTCTTGAGCCACAATCGTATCTTTAACAGTATTACGAACAGAAGTTACTGCTCGTTGTACTTGCTTTTGCATTGGGCTGTCAGGATATAAAGCATCTAAACGCTGTTTAAGGGCATCTAAACCTTCGGCAGTATGCAAAGTGGGGTTTTTACGCCATGTATTAACAACATCTTCTAATTCGCCAATTTTATTAATTTCAGCAGAACCAATCTTAAATTCGCTACCTACTGGCGTTTTAACTTTAAGACTTTCTACAACCTCATCTAATTTGCCCGTAATAGGTGCAAAGTCTAATTTAGGTGGCATTTTAGGTAAAGGTTTGCCAGCACGAATTTCAAGGTCAGGCATTGTGCTAGTAATACCTTGACGATAAGCTTGACTTCTAGCAGAACGCATATTAGCCAAAGCATCTTTAGCTTGGTCTAATACATCCATAGCAGAAACATCACCACGAATATTTTGCAAGAACGCTTGGTTGCCTTCACGCCCTGCTCGTAATGCTTGTGATATAGATTCTTCGCCAGCACCCGTAGTTAAGCCTAAACCTCTACGAATAGCCCCACCTGTGGCTTGTATGCCACGACCAATAACAGGTATAGCCGTACCGATTGCACCGCCTGTCGCTACATTTTGACCCATTTGTTCGTACATTTGTGGGCCAGTAGCACCTGTTTCTACGGGGGTCATAGCACCTGTAATAGCACCTACGCCAGCACCTTGAACATAAGGATTAGCCCTAGCAAAACTAGGAATCATGCCAACGCCTTTAGCTACGCCAGCAGCAGGCAATATTGCACCACCTACACGCCCACCAATATATGACGCTGGGTTGGCTTCTTCATATTGGGCAGATTCTTGGGCTAAACGCTTTACAGCATCGCTAACGCCACCACGCCCACCTGTAACGCCTTGAGCTACAGCTAACAATGGGTCAATAGCAGAACGGGTAGCACCAGCCATAAACGACTCTAATGGCCTAGGTTCAGGTTGCACATTTAGACGCACACCACGCATCGGTCTGCCAACAGCCGCACCACCACCTGTTTCAGCAAACTGAGACTGAGTAGGCTGTGGTTGCAAAGACATTAAACCTTCGTTAGAAAGTTTAGTTAAGTTGCCGCCTTTAAGGGCTAATAAATCGGCATCAGAAAGTTTGGATAAATCCATTACCTTAACCCTCTGCGTTTCATTTCTGCATCAATAGCGGATTGACTAGGCAAACCAGTAGGTTTTTCTTCTTTAGGTGCTTTGGGTTGCTGTCCAATCGCTTGTGCGCCTAGATTAGCTCCACGCCCTGCGGCAATACCAATATCCCGTTCTGCTTGTTCCCTAGCGGCAGCTTTTTGAGCAATTTGTTCAGGCTTATCACCAAATATAGGAAAGAATGTTCTATTGTTTCTAATAACTTCAGGCTCAGTAGCGGCAGCACCCGTTTTAAAGCGCAGATAGGCTTCTGACCATTGGTCTTGTGCTTGTTTATATTGCTGTGCAGCAACAGGTATAACTGGGTTAGCAACACCACCAGCAAGACGAACAGCAGTCTGTGATTTAAACGATGTTGGGTCAAAACCTTGCTTTTCTAAGGTGTTAACTGCGTTACTAGCAGAAACCATTTGGCTTTGGAAAGCAGATGCTTTGCCTTGAGATTCAGTTAAATCTTTTCCAGTTGCTTTATTAATTTTATCAAACTCAAACTTTTCACGTTCCATACCTAATTGTGCTTGTTGATATGGTGTCATTTGGTTTTTAAAGTCATTAAATGAACCTTTAAAACCAGTAGATTTAGCAAACTCAAAATTTTGCATATCGGTTGTAGGTTTAGTTGGTTCAGGCAAAGCATTTTTCATAATTGCAGGTAACAAAGCACGACCATAAGGGCCTGCCGTTGTCGCTTGTGCTAATGCTAATTGTGGGTTTTTTTGATAAGCACTTAATATATTAGCAACTTCCGATGCACCTTGTTCACGAACAGCCTTAGCTAAATTTAATTGTTCTGCCTCTGCTTTTTCTAATTGTTTTTTACCTACATAGCCTTGCAATAAAGGGGCTGCGTATTGAAAGAAACTAGGTGCAACAAAACGATTGCCTACCATTTGCCCTTGGGGCGTTTGTTGGCCTTGTTGCATCAACAACTCTGCCATCTTTTGTTGACGAGCAATTTGTTGCTGTTGTAAGGCTTGTTCAGGGGTTAAATCGCCACCTAAGTTTAACATTGGTTGAGCCATATTAATATCCTGCTTGCATATACGCTGGGTCTAAATACTGTGGCATTGGTTGGCTGTAATCAGTCACAGGTGCTGGCTTTTGGTCTTTTTTACGCAACATTTGAGCCATCATCATAGGATTCATGCCACCTTGAGCAGTTTGACCTGCTTGCTGAGTTAACCCTTGACCTTGTTGCATAGCTTGTTGTTGCATAGCTTGTTGCTGTGCAATATTTTGAAAGTATGGACTTAACCCACCTAAATCTTGGGTTTGGGGCATTTGTTGAATGTAAGGGTTGTACATATTCATGGTAATAGTCCGTAATCTACGACTTTATAGCCGTCATCTAGGGTTTTAACTGCGTAGGGAAATACTTGTTCTACTTCTTGTGCCATGACACCAACATGAACTCCCTCGCCTGCTAATGGATGAGATTTGACCTCATCAACATATTCAAAACTATATAGGGTTAAGCCGTTAGGCATTACGCCTACAGGTTTAATGTTTTCTTTCAATCTAACATCCGAAAACGCCATAATTCCAGCACCACCTAATCCCATTAATCCTTGATTAAGGTTAGCTTGGGCGGCTTGACGGGCGTTAAAGTCACCCATTTGAGCGTTGTATTGCATACCTGCAGCACCTAATATATCAGGGCCAGCAGTCGTAGCTTGTTGGGCAGAATTAACAAATTGTGGGCCTTGTACCTGAGCACCTGTACGCACCGCAGAAAGGGTGTTTAATGGCTCGTTTCTAAGGTAGGCTTGTTCCTGCAATGCAGTCTGACGAGCTTGCTGACCCACACCAAAGCCTTGAGTTGTGGCGGCAGCCAATAGGTCATTTTCACGCTGGGCTTGTTGCATCATAGCTCGGTCATACGCTTCAGAGCCAATATCAATACCTTGATTAGCTAAACGCTGTTGTAGCCGTTCTTGCCCTTGCTGTATCTGTGGGGCAAGGCGTTGCATATAGGCTTCTTGGTAAGTCTGACTAGGATTAAACCCTGTGCTTGGTAAAGCAGCCGTATTAAACGGGGTTTGTAGCATATTTTCTACATAGCCTAAACCTTGACCTGCAAGTTTGCCCAATCCAAGACTAGCTTGGTTTTGATAGTCAAGCAGTTGTTGTTGGGCGGGGCTTAAGGTCTGAGTAGCAGTCCATGTAGGATTGCCATAAGGGTCAGCACCAGTAACAGCGTAGTTAAGGTTGCCATAAGGCGTGACTTGATTAACTCGGTTAGCCGCAGTTGCGACTCGTGCCGCTTCAATATTGCCTTGTGCTGTCTGTTGTGCCGCCCCCGCATAATCAGGGGGTGCAGGTGCGCTTGGCGCAGGCCCTAATCCTAAAAATCCACCACCACCCATACTATTCTCCCTTGTTTAAAGAGCATCGGATGTTAAGAAACCGACACTCCTCTTTTCTCATAGCCATAATTACTAAATCACCACTCATGTGGGCATCAGGTATTTCAGCTACAACCTTAAAGCCCAAATGTCGGTTTAACTTTAGGGCATCTGTGTTATCAGCACAGATTTGCCCTAGTATAACGCTAACTCCTAGTTTATTAAAGGGGTAATCAAAAGCAGCCCATAATAAATCTCTACTCATCCAGTTCGTTTCAGCCAATGCCCCAATGTGCATTTCACAAGCTTTTGGCATGAAATTACAATATCCAACTACAGCTACTAAATTACCATCTTGCATCTGACCGATACATTGGGTGGTTTCAGGTAGGGGAAAGTTAAGTATTCGAACCAGCCATTCCCCCAAATATTGCTGATTTTCAGTAGTAACTGTCCTCACCTATAAGACTCCACCCGCTTCCATGACAAAATCGGTACTTGCCCAATGAAAGTCAATGCCTTGGCTTGCCACATTCATACTAATTGAGCCTGCATAGCCTATTCCTGTTACGCCTTGCCAAAACTTTGTCACAATTAGATTTCCACCCCAATTAGTGTCATCCCATGAAGATACATCCCAAACGCCAATATCAAGGGTTGAGGGATTAAACGATATTTGGCTAGTTAAAGGTACTGTATCAAAATCGGTACTGACACCGCATAAAACAGTCGGTAAGCCGTTATCGGTCTGTAGGATAGGGCGTACCATAGTAAAGCGTTTTTGTTGCCCTCTGCGGTCAAAATACGAGTAGGCTTGTTGTACAAATCCGTTAATGTTGTCGGTATCGTCAGAAAATGAGTCATAAAAACGAGCTACATAGCCGTTGCCACCAAAATACATATCGTCATTACTAAGTTCCCAACAATTTGCTGAAATATTGGTAAACCTAGCCCATGACTTTGTGATGTTGTGCATGACATATTGTTCTGACCCGCCAGTTACGGGGATATTTAACAACAACATATTGTATTTGGCTAGGTAATTAATTTGCCAGCCAAAATTAGCAGAATATAGGTCTGCCGCTTGGCTAATAGCAAAGAAAATCTTGTCTGTAATGTTAACTCTTGGGTCTAAACGGGTGGATTGAAGTCCTGCGGATAGGGGAACTAAGCCTTGTTGGGTCAATAATAGGATGTCACCGCCATATTTAAACACGCATTTACGGGCAAAAGTCTGTCCAATGTTCCAAATACCCACCAAAGCCCAATCATCAACATCGGATGGGT